TGGTGGGCGAAAGCCCACCCTTCTTTATATGATGATACACACAACACACAGAGGAGACAATAAGATGACACCATTTGAAATTCGATTAGAATTAGTTAAGTTGGCAAAAGATATGCTTTCAGAAAAATATCATTCTGAAAGAAGCATTCTTGAGCAACAATGGAACAATGAGGTTCAGACTGCTATAAGTGCGAGCAAGAAACTGCCAAGTGCTCCGACTTTGCCAAACTATTTCTCAGAGAAAGACATCATTGCAAAGGCTAGTAGCCTCAATGAATTCATTTCTGGAAATAAGTAAGACTCAATAGAGTCAGAGAGTGGTAGCGCGAACCACCACTCTTTTCTTTTCACTGCAATAATGGAGACCTAAACATGAATGCAGTCGATATCTTACATCATGTAGAAAATTATTTTGATCGCAATCATAGTTTATTTTGTATGTGGGGTGGATTATTTGCTCTTATCTTCTTCACCATGTATGCGCCATTTAGTATGGTAAATCATATGCAAAACAAACTTGAAGCACAACAAAATGCCAACGTGCTTCTACACTCTCAAATTGAAACTCTCAATCACAAAGTTGAGTTTCTAAATCGTTCTTATGAGAGAAAACAAGCAATCATGAAAGAAGTTGAATGCTTGGCTCGTAACATCTATTACGAAGCAGGATCTGAGCCACGTGCTGGCAAGATTGCTGTTGCTGAAGTCACCATGAATCGCGTTCAGAGTCGACAGTTCCCAAGAACTGTATGTGGCGTCGTCTATCAAAAGACTCAAGGCACTTGTCAATTCTCTTGGGTCTGTAAGAATAAGAAAGGTATTCTCAGTCACAATGTCTGGCGCGAGTCCCTGCAGATTGCCGAAAACATTTTGATTTCTAAACGGAAATATGGTATGATTGGATCTGCGAAGTATTTTCATGCAGACTACGTTAATCCTTCTTGGGCTGATGAAAAGGTCTTGGTGAAACAAATCGGAAGGCATATTTTTTATTATTGAGGACTATATGCGAATAATTGAAGATGTAAAACTTGACTATAAAGATGTATTGATAACTCCAAAACGAAGCGCACTTTCTTCTAGGAGTGAGGTGAAACTTGAAAGACTATTTACTTTTCGGAGTTATAATGCTTGGTTTGGAGTTCCTATCATTGCTGCTAATATGGATGGCGTGGGAACTTTTGAGATGGATGAGGAACTGAATAAACACCATTGCATGGTTACGTTAACAAAACATTATTCTGACATTCAACTCATTGAACACTTTTTAAAAAAACTTGATAGTTCTGTGTATTCAATGGGCATTAGTGATGAAGACTTGCGAAAGTTTGATAATGTCTATAATATTGTTGGCAATAGACTGATGCGTGTTTGTATTGATGTAGCCAATGGATACACGCAATCATTTGTAAACTTTATTCATAAATTTCGCGATCGTTATCCCAGTGTTATTCTAATGGCAGGTAATGTCGTAACACCAGAAATGACCGAAGAACTTATTCTCGCAGGTGTTGATATAGTCAAGGTCGGCATCGGTCCAGGCAGTGTCTGTACCACTCGTAAGATGACTGGCATCGGATACCCTCAATTATCCGCAGTCATTGAGTGTGCAGACGCTGCTCATGGATTAAAGGGTCATATCATTGCAGATGGCGGATGCACTAATCCTGGTGATGTGGTAAAAGCATTTGCTGCAGGAGCAGACTTTGTAATGCTTGGCGGAATGTTCGCAGGTCACAAAGAAGGTGGCGCGTCAACATTTAGCACTAATCGTTTCTATGGAATGAGTTCAGATACAGCAATGACATTGCACAACGGTGGTGTTGCTGATTATCGAGCGAGCGAAGGTAAGACTGTTGAGATTCCATATCGTGGTAAAATCAGTATCACGTTAAAAGAAATTCTCGGTGGGCTTCGATCAGCATGTACTTATGTTGGAGCAAGTGAGTTGAAGGAGTTGAGTAAGCGCACAACGTTTGTTCGTGTAACTCAGCAGTTAAACAATTCCTTGAGTCTTTATGAGATTTAACATGCCTAGCAGAGAGGAGAAAAATCAATTCTCTATGATGATCATGCAGATGGCATTAGATCAGCGAATCGATCACATGGATGCTATAGCAACTTATTGTGAAAAGAACAATCTTGAAATCGAAGTTGCTGCAAGTCTAATCAATGAAGCATTAAAAAGTATTATTCAAGGCGAGGCTATGGATTTACGATTTTTACCACGCGGAGATAAACTTCCAATATGACATGGCAACAGTTAATCTGGAATATGTTTATTTGGGGTTTTACTGGTTTGATGATTTATCTAACATCATCGACTCTTTGGTGGTTGATTCTTCCTGCGTTATTTACAGGATCTCAAAACGCAGCAGAGATCATTAAAGCAACGAAAGATGAGGAATCAACTACAACGTCAGGTGATCTGATGAATATGAATCCAAAAGCAAAACAAGAATTTTTTAATTTGATCATTAAAACTGGAAAGGAAAACAATCGACGTGAACGGTTATGATCTATATGTTCTTTACCAAGCCATCAAATTACACTTCACTTCCGAGAATTACAATTATTTTCAATACGATGGCAAAACCAAAATATCAGTAGATGCATTTCAGAAACGTCGTGACAAATTTTTGTTTCACCGTCTCGCGCGGAAATATCGCGACGATGAGATGATTCCATTTCTGGTTGCAAATTTTGTACACAATGATGATAATTGGACCAAAAGTTTATTGGAAGAAGAAGCTGAACAAACGTACAGAGAATGGAAACGAATTACAGATTCCATGACTAAGATCTATACAGAAGATTTACAAAAAATTGCAACAAAAGAAAACTTCAATGATTTATTTAAAGTCGAAGATGGGCAGTTCCCTAGATTGTTAATACACTTTATGCAGAAGGATATTACAATTGAAACGATGGTAATACTCAACAATATCTTTGACTTTATCAAAATTTGGGATAAGAAGATAGAGGATGATGTCATCTATCCCAAAGTGTCAAGAAAGGTTCGCAAATATGGGGCATTCTTGAACGTGAATGTTGACAAGTACAATTCTTTGACAAAGGAAACTTTACTTGTCAATTGATCTAATATATAATGATATAGTGATGAAGAAAGTGGACAAGTCGAAATACATTAATACAACGCAATACGGAGATACATATGACACTATTAAATCTTAAGAATAAGGGTTCTTCCCTTGATAAATTAAAGAAAGCCGTTGAAGCCTCTTCTGCAGGCGGTGGCAAAAACATTGATGAGCGTTTCTGGCAACCAGAGGTCGATGCTGCAGGTAATGGATATGCAGTAATTCGTTTCCTCGATACACCAGCCGTTGATGGCGAAGATGGGCTTCCTTGGGTACAAATCTGGAATCATGGCTTTCAAGGTCCAGGTGGTTGGTACATCGAGAACTCTCTTACAACTCTTGGCAAAACCGATCCTGTTTCTGAGTACAACACCGTTCTTTGGAACAGCGGCATTGAAGCCAACAAGGAAACTGCTCGTAAGCAAAAGCGCAAGTTGACCTACATCGCAAATGTTCTTGTCATCTCTGACGCAAAGCGACCACAAAACGAAGGAAAGGTTTTCCTCTACAAGTTTGGTAAAAAGATCTTTGATAAAGTCAAGGAAAAACTTGAACCACAGTTTGCGGATGAGACACCAATGAATCCGTTTGACTTCTGGAAGGGTGCAAACTTCAAGGTCAAGATTCGCAACGTCGAAGGCTATCGCAATTATGACAAGTCGGAGTTTGAAACTCCTGCACCATTGTTCAACGGCGATGATGATCAGATCGAGAAGATTTGGCGTTCTGCTTATTCACTCAAGGATTTTTTGAAGTCAGAAAACTTCAAGTCCTATGATGAACTCAAGGCGAAGTTGGATAAGGTTCTTGGCGCTGGCGGTGCTGCCGCTGCTTCAGCAAAGAGACTTGATGATGAAGAAGCAAGTGCTCCAGTGATCAGATCAACTCCTGCTAAGAAAGTTACTGCGGAAAACGTCACTGTCGAAGATGAAGACATGGCATTTTTTGAGAAACTTGCAGCAGAATAATTTTGTTAGAAAACCATAGATGTTTTCAGGCGCACTTCGGTGCGCCTTTTTTATGCAGATTTTAAGTTTACAAGATAATCATCAAATGCATTGTCATCCATGTAATTTACATCTTCTAAACGTTTCATGTCTAATATTTTTTGCATGTCGGCTTGTTTTGTTGCCAATTGTTCTGCGGTTTGCTTTTTCGATTGTATAACAACTTCTTCTAACATATCTAATTTATGACGTGCGCCCATATCTTGTGCTGCTTGTGCTTCTGTTTGTATTCTATCAGCCTTTTCAAATTCTTTGCCAAAAAATTCCAGTAGTTGTGCATCGCGCATACTACCAAATCCTCCTTCAGCACCTGCTAACATTGCTTCTGGACCACTTGGACCGATGCCTCTTTGTGCTCTTAATGCCGCTCCACCCTGCTCATCTAAATTACTAAAATATGCCCAAGTTGCTGCGAGTTTGGCATCATTTCCTTTACGTTGGTCAAATAAT